CGGATTCCGATTCCGCCTTTTCGTCGACCGCTTCTCCGGTCGGCTGGGCTTCTTCGGTCTCCGTGGCTTCCTTGACATCGTCAGACATAAGAGTTCCTGTCGAAGTGGCCGAGCTGCTTCAGCGCCGCGCGACGATGCGCAGCGCTCTCGAACTTCGGCCTTCCGTCGGGTGAGAAGTCCACATGCACTCCATTGCGAGCCATCCTCTCCCTCGTCTCCGGAACAAGGCTCGGATGCACCGCAGCCGCATCGGACCAGATGGGCCAGCCCTTGCAGGTCGGCACCGTTCCGATGTGTTCGGCGGCGATGTCCCTGGTCAGGGTCTCACCGGCGTGCTCGATCTTGCCGTCCTTCTGCCGCTTCCTCATCTCGGCATAGGACATGGTGAGTTCGACGACCTCGCCGTTCCCCCGTCTGTAGATGTATGTGGGCATCAGCTGTACGGTTTGCTCATGGCGTCGTTCTCCTGGGGCGTGAGCTCGCTCCCAGAAAGCGCCCGCACCGCCATGTTGTCTCGGCTGGCGCGGGTTCCCCCGGTCGATCTGTTGACCCGTTCGTAGCGTCGCGTCGTGATCGGGCTCTTCGCCGGTGTCGCACCGACGCCCTCGCCCTGCACGTTCTGGGCGACGCTCTCCTGGGCCATCTGCGCCGGAACCACCAGATCCTTGAGTTCCGGCGTGTTGGTCAGGTCCGCCATTTCCCGGACGAAGGCGGACACGTCGATGGTGGTCCCCTGCTGCTGCATCGCGGGCATCAGCGGCGCGAGGTACTGCGTGACCACCTTGGACATCATCTCGACGCGCTGGACGTTCGACGGATCCTGCATGGACGCGGGAGCGATGTCGAACTCCATCTCGAGGAAGTCGTCCTCCTCGCGTTCCTCGGGCGTGAACTCGAGCGGGATCTCGATGCCGCGCTCCGACAGCGGCAGCATGATCTGCCACTTGGTCTCGGGATCGTGGAAGACGTAGCTCGCGACGTGCCGGACGATGCGACGGGTGAACGTCAGCATCCGGGCCTGATAGTCGCGGATCTTCTGGCTCGAGGACGCCTGGATGATCTGCTCCTGGCCGAGCGTCTCCGCCGAGTTGGACAGCCCGCCCATCGCGTCCAGGTTGCCAGCGGCGTACGAGAACAGGTCTCGCATCTGGAGCGTGAATGCAAGCGTGGGCTGGTCGACGCCGCCGAAGGTGACCTGCTGGATCGATTCGGGCCTGTCGACGCGGATGACGTCGCCGTCGTCGCACTCGACGATCCGGTTCCCGTCCTCGTCGGCACCGCCCGCGACCATGGTCACGCTCTTGGAGCGATCGACCTGACGCACCAGCTTGCGGAACGAGCGGTTGATCGCGTCGTTCATGTCGAGCAACGAGTTGATCGGCGGGATCGGCATCAGGTTGCCGCTCAGCTCGCCGAGCCCCAACGCCAGATACGGGCCTTCCTCGGGACCGTCCCAGTCGACCTCGCGGACCGGGCGGTCGCACTCGATCTTCCCGGAGTCGTCAGCCGTGTAGGTGCAGACCTTGCCTTCCATCGGGAGCCAGATGTCCCACATCTCGATGGTGGGCATGAGTTCGGCGTCCTCGTCCATCAGGCCCTGGGTGCTCAGGGTGCTCTGGCGGGTGTCGCCGGTCTCGTTCCATGGCGTGGGCCGGGTCGGGCTCTTCCCCCGAAGGTTGTAGAGCTTGGACTTCTTGGCGACCTCGAACGGCAGGACGTACCGATTGCCGATGAACTGCTGGGCCTCCCACCGGGACGCCCGCATGTCGAGCACCAGATCGTCCAGCAGCACGGGATCGACGAACGGCAGGTCGCCGTCGTGCCGGAATCCGCGAGCGCCGTCGACCTCGGTGACCCCGATCTTGACCACGCCCATCGAGAAGATCGCGTCGAACACCACTTCCTGGAGCGTCCGCGCGAGATCCATCTCCTTCAGGACGTGATTGACCGCGAGCTCGAGCTTCTTCGCGACCGGCGACAGCTCGCGGGAGCGGCTCTTCACGATGACGCCGGGATTGCGTGCAGCGAGCTCGCGCCGGAAGATCCCGATCGCCAGCTCCACCATGTTGAGCGGCATGCGGTCGCCGCCCATGCCGTAGTGGGCACCGAGGTACTGGCGGATCGCGGCCATCCGGCGTTCCCGGAACGGCTGCATCCGCAGGCGAGACCACTCGATGGCCGACGACAGTCGGTCGGGCTTCACCATGCGGCAGACGCCTCGGATTCACGGGAGATCCGGCGGCGAGCCGCCAGCGATCGCGGGTCGGGCTCCGCGTCGCGGCGAACCAGCGTCTCGCGCGCAGCCAATCGAGGCCCGAGGGCCAAGGCCGCGAGCGCGTCCGCAGTCGCACGATCTCCGTGATTCATCCGAGCCCCCGAAATGTCCTGCGCCGTCACCGCACGAACGTGCTCGACGCCCCCATTAGTGTACACGAACTCCGCACACTCGTTGATTGCGTCGATCGACGGATTCTCGAACGCACCGTCGAACAGCAACCTGCGATAGGCACCCCACATCGCGACCTTGCTTTCGCGAGTCGGGAACCAGCCGATGCGCTGGGTCAGCTTGGCGGTCGCCATGCCATCCACCGGACGCAGCCAGAAGTGCCGGAATCCGGTCTCGACCGCCACGTCACCCATGATCCGTCCCGGACCAGCCGCCTCGTGGATCAGCGTCGCAGGAGAACCACTCTCGTCGGCGAACCAACGGCAGCACGCCACCGCCACCAGAGCCATCCGATCGGGCCGCGTGTCGGGTGACGCCCACTCGGCGACCTTGCGCCCGGTGCGGAGATCCAGCACCGACAGGCAACTGTTGCTCGAGCCGGTGCCGGACGCGATGTCGGCACCAACGGCGTAGTTGCTGGTCGGGGGCGTCCCGTCGGCGACCAGCCTTGTCCACAGCCTCCACCTGCCGGTGTTGGATTCCTGCCAGACGGGATCGCCGCCCTGGGCGTTGTGCTCGATCTCACCGCGAGAGTCGGGCGACCGGCACCTCGATCTCACGTCGGCGAGCTTCTGCGGGTCGAAGAACACCGACTGGGAACCGCTGAAGTCGATGTCGAGTTCCTGGGCGATCTCGGTCGGAGAGACGCATCGCAGGCACTCGCGGTCGTACCACGGGCTCCGGGCCTTGCCGTCGGACCAGTACAGGCCCTCGGCCTTGACCGGATGGTCGGACCAGTGCAGGCGGAGCTGGCGGATACCCGAGGCCTGGGCCACATCGGCAAAGGCATTCCCCGTGCCTGCCGGGGTCGAATTGAAGATCCGGCTGCGGGTGGCGTCCCGCGTGGACGCAAGCGCCCGATACCCCGCCTCGGTCTCGAACGCCGCGAACTCGTCCATCGCGATCGCGGTGCGGCGGTCGCCACGGGCCACATCGCCCGTCGTGGACTCGCCATCGATCATGGACCCGTTGTCCATGTTCGTCAGACGCAGGCGGGCACGCTCGTACTTGGGACGCATCCACGACGGCATGTGCCGCAACAGGAAGTCCAGCTTCCAGAACAGGGCCTTGGGGTTGCCGCTCTTGTCGACGTAGTCCTCGTTCCTGGACACCAACAGGAACGACTGCTCGGGGCGGAACAGCCACCGCCAGAGAAACGTCCCCAGCAGAATCCACGACGCACCCATGTCGCGGGACTTCGAGATGCAGAGATCCTCGGTGCCGATGGCACCTTCGATGGAACGCACCGCATCCGCCTGGAACGGATACAGCACGAACGGAATCGTGGCGATCTCGAGCCGAGGGTCGTAGGTGAACGCGAACCCGTTGAACCATGCCACCGGGTCGTCGGCACACATCCGACGCAACGCGGCGGCATCAGCCTTGGATTTCAGTCCCGCCTGAAACGCCCGCCGACGCCACTCCAGATTCTGCTTCGCCCCCGTCGGAATCAAGACCTTCCCCCAGTCGACCCATCAGATCCTTCAGATGAGCGTCGTCAGCGTCCGTGCGACCCATCTCCGCCTCGCGAGCCTTGGCCGTGGGCTGGATGATCGTCGCACGATAGATGTCCAACAGCTTCAACTGGCCCTGAACCCCGCTCCGGGCGATCACCAACAGATTCCACCCGATCTGGGACGGGGCCTGGCTGGGCTTGGCGTCCTGGCGACTCAGGTTCGAGAGCGCCCAGCGGACGTCCTCGAGATCGCCGTGGCCCTCGATCTGCTCGAGCGACTTCTCGGCCTCCACCGCCGTCACCTCGACCGCCTCGGGAACCACGGGCTCAGGCTCGGATTGGCCCTTTGCTAGGCATTGTTGCGCTTTGCTTGGCTTTGCTAGGCGGGCACGCTTGGCCTTCTTCGCATCCTGCTGCGCCTGCCACTCCTCGATGTACGGCTTCAAGACCGCGTAGGTCACGCCGAACTCCTCGTCCAACGTCTCCTGACGCTCCATGTACCCAGTCTTGCGATTCATCAACTCGGCGTTCCTGTTCAGAAACCGAGTCAACATGTCGTTGTCCGCCAAGTACCGCTTGCGGCACTCCGTCCAATATTTCGGAATTCCAGCCAATCCGTGACTCCAAAAACGAGCGCATACCTCCGGCCACACAAGCGCGTCCGACTCGGCAGGGCTCCGAACGTCCATGACGCGCGCCAGCCCTGCCTAACGCAAGGCCTTCCGTGTCACGGGCGTCTCCGACCTGGAAAGGCCAGTTTGGACTTTCGCAAGCCTAGACGCGCCAGGGACGTCCCAACCAGCCACCCCACAGACATCCAAGATGAGCAGGTTGGGACTCACGAAAGGCAAGCCTCACGAAAGCCTGCCGCGCTCCCGACGGTCGGAGCCGCCCTCGGGTCAGCCTCCGAATCACCGTGGGACGTCGAGGCAGGCCTCCCCCCCGCACCAGCCTCTCCGTCCCACTGGCCGGATTCTACGCAGGCAAATCCGGGAAGTCAAGGGCGATCCGCGCGGATTTCTTGGGGAGGCCCAGAAAGTCG